TAGCAGTTGTTGCAGTAGCCTGACTGATTCCAAGAAATCCTGACCAGTCTTTGTTTGTATCTACAGAAGCTTGCCTTATCTTTTTAAGGAAGTCGGGTAAGCTCATCTTTCCATGGTAGCCTCTGTCTGTATTGCTGCCATTCATGAATGAGTTATCCATAATGCCAGTTAACGAGACACCTAGCAATGCTTCTTCTTCTGTATTAGAGACCCACTTAGGTCTCAGTCTTTTAATATTAGTAAGGGATGCTTGGAACGTACCTAATATGGTAGCCAGCTTAACCTTATTTAATATGTCTTTCTGATGGTCGTCTGCCCTAACAACAACTTCAGTTAGGTTACAGAACTGACCGTCTCTTAATATGATTTCACTACAAGGGTTGCAGCCAAAGTCATGTTCAGTATCACGTCTGCCTATAGATGCGACCTGTTTCTTTGCAGCTTCTCTATTAAAGATACCACGCTCACCAGATTTAGATTCGTAGAGGGCGTTCCATTCTTTCATAAAGATACTCATGTCGGGCTTTTCTGTATAGCATACGCTGTTATTACTAAGTGCCATCTCTGGTGTATCGCTCCACCACTGACCAGACTTAGCACTTCTCATGCGTTCGTCAGTCAAATTACTGAGGGAAATCAATGCACTACGTCTAACACCACCAACGACAACAACCTCTGCTACCTTACACATCATGCGGTGACACTCATAGCTTGTTAACTTTCTGCCTGCAGCATCTTTAAAAATGTTGGTTGAGAAGTTAAACAAATCTAACAATGGCTCTGGTCCACTAGCTCTACCGCCAAATGTTTTAAGCCTTGATCCTTTCTTTCTAATTCTAGAGAAATCCCATTTGGGCATCTCGCCATTATATAAATATGTAATTAGTTTTCTGAATGCAGACTGCCATCCTTCTTTAGAATCTTGAACAACTATAACATCATCGACATCAATAAGCTCTTCTGGTATCTCTGGTAATTTACTTATGTGTTGGCGTTCAACACTAAAGCCAACACCAGTACCATGCATAAGAATGTACAAACACTCATCGAATGCTTTAGGATGGTCAACACTAAGATATGCACAGTTGTATCCAGCTATATGATTCTTGGCTAGCGCTGGTCCAGCAGTCATTAGTGCTCTCATGCTAGGCATAATGTCTAGGTTAAGCACTGCATGCTCTAGTCTTCTTCTAGTTTTAGTATCTAATTCGTAATCTGTATTTTCTTTGAGGTGCTCTGTCATAAAATCAAAGTACCTAGCTACAGTTTCTTCCCATGTTTCTCTTCTATTCTTTTCTGGTAGCCATCTTGCATACCTACTTAATGCTATAAAGTTTTGATAATCATTAGGTAACTTCATTATTACTTATCCTCCTTTAACTTTTATTTGTATTTTGTCTTCACCGTTTTTACTTTTTACAATTCTATATTGTAACTCGCCAGTATGGTGCATGCATATTGCATCAGACATACCTTCATTGTATTGGTTTTCACCGTGTTTTCTAAATGAATAGTATATGCCACCAGCTAGTATAGCCCATAGAATTATGTATAAATCTTCAATTATCATTAGTAATTTCCTTCAATATTATTTTAATACTACCTGTTTCTGCCCATATTTTTTTGGACTGCTGCACTACGATTTGCTTATCATCATGAAAATATACATTATTTAAGGAGTCTAAGATTGCTTTCTCGTAATTATCTAGATCAGCATTGTTGTCACAGAATTGTCCATTCTTGGACGTTTTCTTTTTATTAGACCATGACTTAGCCATTGGAATAAAGAACGTCATATCAGCAGATATGAGCTCTTCAAGCCATTCTTTGTCTTTATTGACTAGTAATTTCTCCATGTCTTTCTTAAATTGTTTGTATTTTTTACCATAATATGTACCCCACCTCGTGACTCTAGGTCTTGAGGCAGGTACAGGATTGATGTTAAATAGCAAATCGATTTGATTCATAGCATTTTAATGTAGTGTTTAGTTATATCATCACCTCGGTAGTCTTCTAAGTTTACACCTTGAAGTTCTGGAATTGCTTTGTAGTTTACTCTACCTTTAGAGGTTCCGTGTTTTAATTGTACACCACCACCTATAAATGATTGTCCTTGAGAGAGTTCGATCAGTTCTTTACGGAGCTTTTCTTCTTTCTCTTTGACAGCTTGTAGTGAAGCATGTATTTCTCTCCACTCTTTGGCTTTCTTCAGCCATTCAGCATCACTTGTTTCTATTAAATCTTGTGCTGTTGGTGCTGGTTTATCTACAGAAAAGTATTGAGTCCAAGCATTTATTATCTTAGATTGTGTTTTCATGTGTGGCACAACAACTTGAAGCAATCCTGATGTATTCTTAACATCATATACCCAGAAGAATAACTTGCTGGAGTGTGTTACTAACAGTTGCTGTTGACATTGCAGCCAGTATTGTTCTGGCAGCAGCGCTGTCTCAGCTACTTCTTTCCATAGTTCAGAACCAGTGCCTTTGATTGGGCATTTGATTTCTAATATTGTATTGTCAGACTCTCTGTAACCATCAAGTGATGCACCAATAGGTACGCCATCGAAGTCATTGATAACTACAACGGGTGGATACTTTGCACCCATGTCATCTTCGAACATGTTACGAGCTTCGTCTTCATATTTGTTGCCATGATCCATAGCAAAGTTTGTTTCTATTTTAGTTACACCATTCTTTACATTCCATAAAGCTAACGGTGTCTTCGGGTCCCACTTAGAACCTCCTAATAATGCACCAACTTCTGATGCCATTCCACATTTGCTACGTACATCTAGCCATTCTTGTGAACCTTGTGGCAAGTCCTCATCTTTAATTATTTTCATTTAGTAATTCCTCTAGTTTAAGTTTATTAAATTCATCAAGCCAGTCTTCTCCGGGAGTTGGCGAAATGTGTACATCAACATGTATCTGTTTAGCAGCAAGCCTCTCAGCCAGTTGGTAAGCAGATTTCTGTCCTACATATGACTTGTCGTTGTCAGCGTAGATTTGCACTTCAGTTATATCTTCTGGTGGTTCGAAGGTTGCCATGCAGTGTGCATTCATTACAGAAAATGCAGGCAGCCCAGAGATTTTACTTGCAGCTAACGCAGTTTCTATACCTTCGGCTAAACAAATAGTACCTTCATGTTCGTGAAGTCTAATTGCAGCACCAGTTATTGTACCTTTTGGTGGCATAATTTTTCTTGCCGTACCTCCTTGAAGTTTTCTACCGTTCTTAGTATACGTCAAATGCCATGATACACCAACACCTTTTGCATCTTGTATTAATCCTAACATTGTAGGGAACGGTCCAAGCTTAGCACCATGCTCCCATGTATATAGCATAGCTTCTTTTAAGGTGTCTGGATAATCATGAATGCCACGCAGCGTTAGATATGTTTCAACATCGCTGTTTGGTCTGATTGGTTCTGCCATCTTAGCTACTTTACGCAATGCAGGCACAGGGTCTTTCTTTTGTTTAGCTGGTTGGAATGTTGTATGATCTATGATAGGTCGTATAGCATCCAAACAATCTGTAAAGCTCCAGCCATGTACTTTTTGTAATAGTTCGAACCCATCGCCAGCACCACATGTATTGCAGTAGTATGTGCCACGACCATCTTTATCATCGAACCTAAATCTATCTGTCCCTTCCATGCATATTGGACAAGGACCATGTTTATTTTGTAAGTAGTTTCTATCTATCCCTAATGAGGATAGAACGCCATACCACTTTCCTGTTACATCTAGTTTGTTACTCATCTTTACTCCTTACTTATACTTATGTTTTCTTTTTGCTTGTTTAATTTGTAAATGTTTAATGTAACTTGCACATTCACTACTTGGTTTTATTGGCACAACATTTTTATAATTTGGAAAGTTTTTAAATCTTGTTTTATAAGTATGAAAAGCCCATCCTTCTTTATAATTATGAATTGCACAATGTCCAAGCAGCATAGCATAGAATTGTTTTCTAAACTCTGGTGCATACGTCAATTTGTTTTTAACTGTTTTAGTTTTCTTGTCTACAAATCCTAATTCTTTATCTAAGACTGCAACATATTTTGATTTCTTTAATTGCACATGCCCACATTTGCTGCATATGTTTGAACCAGAAAACATAGAGAAGCAACCTTCACATATTATTTGTGTTTCTTCTTTAGGTTTAGCTAGCTTTCTTTCTTTAATTGTCATTGGTTTCTTGGGATCAAGAGCCCATTGAATATCATCTTCTACAAAGCCGTGTGTATATACAGCACCTGAGTGGTCAATGATAGTAGCTTTTTCTTTGCCATCGTAAGGTCTAAGAACTCTGCCAACCATTTGTATATACATGCCTAACGATTTAGTTGGTCGAGCTAGTACACATACTTCAGCTGGGGGGCAGTCAAATCCTTCAGTCAACACCATGCAATTACAAATTATTTTCATATTGCCATTATTGAATTCTTCTAGAACCTTTTCTCTTTCTTTGTGGTCTGTTGAACCATCTATGTGTGCAGCTTTAATTCCAATATCTATAAAAGATTCTGCAAGATTTTTGCTGTGTGCTACAGAAGATGCAAACACAATTGTTTTTTTATTGTTTGCTATTTTTTTCCATGATGATACTATGTCACCTATTAGTTTAGGATGATCCATTCTATCTGCAAGTTGTACAGAATTGTAGTCACCCATAGATGTTTGTATTCCATTGAGGTCTGGTATTGTTGGAGCGTAGTATTCGCAACCAACTAGATGTCCTTCTTCTATAAGTTTACCAATTGATGGAGCTTGAATCATATCTGAAAAGATGTGACCAAGACCTCTACCATCTGAACGTATAGGTGTAGCTGTTAAGCCAAGCACTTGACTTTGATTATACATTTGTATAATTTTTAAATAGGTATTGCTTAGGCAGCGATGAGCTTCATCAATAATAATTAAGTCTGCTTTTGGCAGAGCTTCTTTCTTATTTGTTATTGACCGAGACCTTAGTGTATCTATAGAGGCTACTTGTGTTTTATGCCAGAACTCAGAGTTCTCACCAGCCATAATGATTCCGTGTCTTACGCCTTCATCAGTTAGTTTGTTTGAACATTGAGTAATTAACTCACGTCTATGCGCAAGAAACAAAACGTTTTGGTTTTGTTTTATTGAGTGATGTACAAACGCAGATGCCATGACAGTTTTTCCAGAACCTGTCGCTGCTTGTAGTAATATATTTTTGTTGCCTTTTCTTTGAGATCGAATGATATTATTAAGAGTGTCTTTTTGATACTGTCTTAACGCCATCATCCTCCTCCTCGTAATTTACGCCTAAAGCTTTAAGAGCTTCTTTCATTTGTTGTATTGTTTCTTTAAGAGAATCGTTTTCTTTTTTAAGTGTACGATTTATTCTTAATGCTTCATCGTTAAAGTGTTTATTATTATTAGGGTTTACCATTATTCCTCCGTGTTAAGTGAGCAGTTTTAATGTCATGCTCAGGACACCTCACTAAGGATTATTTAAAACGGTATGTTTTCATCTGCATCGTCCGTCTCAGTAATTTCAGCAGTTGGTCTTTCAAGATAAGTAAACTCATCTCCACCAGCTCCGCCTTCATACTCTACTAGCTCCATGACCTGTACACCTACGAGTGTAGCAGTGACGCCACTTTTGCCAGCGTATTCCCATGGTCTTTCCATGTACTGTACGTTGCATAACGATCCATTACCTATAGCTGTGTCGCCAAGGTTGTCACCGTATTTATCTTTAACAAATGGTGCAGATATTTCCATCTTTTCCATGATTCCTGTTACAGGATTCTTTTTGTTAAAGTGTGTGTTACGTTTTATTTTTACAAATGGTGTGCCATCTTCAGGATCAAAGCGTTCTTTCTGTGCAAATCCTTTAGCGACCCATTCTTTAGATTGTTCTGGTGTTACATGGCAATCTACAGTCCATTCAGTATCTTCGGAAGCATACTTAGTGGCAGGGTTGTCTCCAACTCTTGCCCATTTTACTTTTACATTACTTAGTATCATAAGGTTTCCTTATTACTAGTTATAAATGGTGAGGGTTACTCACCGCCTTAAGTACTCATACTAGATGAGTGACTTGTTTCTTTAAGGACAACGCTTGCGTTGTCCCAAATAAAAGTGCCAGACATTTCTCATGGAGGTGTGGTAGTATGAGAGTGTCTGGCTTTATTTTTGTATTGTCAACTACCACGTTTGACAATTTTGTAAATTTGTTTCCCTATAGGGGGCTAATCAAACTTTTTTTCTTCTTGTTCTATGAGTTTGTCTAGGAACCACCTCGCTTTTTTGAGGTCACATACCCCATCTTTAAACCTCCATCTTGAAATATATTTTTGTACTGTACCAGTTAAGTAATCCATCTTCTGGTCAAGTATAAAATCTATAACTTCTATTTTACCTTGTTGGTAATGTGGTGGGTTAATTTTATCTGGTTTATCTGACGGTCTATCTTCATTCCACCGAACTTTGATTTCATTTTTTTTCATGATAATTTCCTTACATGTATTGCTGTATCAATTATTAAAAGTTTATTAATTAAATACGCTTGTTTGTAATACGGATCACCGGGTCCTTTAAATCTAGCAGGACGCAATCCGTTCTTTGCTATGACTTCAAATAATATTCCTGGTGTTGTTACTATTATTTCTTTTCCTGTGTGAAACACCCACCGATAAGCTTTAGTAGTTGAGAGTGCTGATGGTTTGTCGTTGTATTCAATCTCAACCACAAGGTTTCCTGTTTGTTGTGACATTGGGTCGTATTTTACTTCGACTCCTTTGTTATCGCAGGGTATGTGTATATCCCATTCTTTGCAGTAACCGTCAACTAAATATGCATCATCGTATTTCTTTTTGACCCACACTAGTATTTCTTTTTCTATTTTTTGACCTCGTTCAAGGTCTTTTGCAAAACTTGTTTCCATGTTACCTCGCATTTTTATTTGTTGATATAAGTCTTTGATTTATATAGTATTAATAGACATTTTAATACATTATTTTTTACTTTTACCCCACCTAGAGTACATCAGCAGAAGAAGAAGTCTGACCCGTGTACATCTTCCAGTATTAATTTCCCTACTTCTGGTGTTTCTTCATTAAAACTATCATCGTTCCATATTATTTCTTCACGCATGATGTTGAAGATATCTTTAGCGTACATTTTTATAAATTCGCTTTTAGTTGTATTGATTAATGCTTCTACGTCTGCAGCGTGCACACTAAAACTGTCATGTATTGCACCAAAACTTTTTAAATTCAATGCATTTATGACTAGTGACATGTGACTTGCGTCATAAGAGTGAACCCAGTTAGCACCAATTGCTGATAGATGTTCAGCAACTGTTGGTATGTCTGTTGTTTCTAAATACACGTGACTTATTTGTTTCTTTTGCAGCGAACCTTTATATACTTTTTTTCTTGCTACCCATTTTTGAGTGAGTACAGGAAAGCCACTGGGTGTATTCCATGATATGTCTTTCAGGTTCATGTGATTTATTTTATGATCTACCAATGCTTGCAAATATTTTTTAATTTCTACTGGACCATGACAAATTGAATCATAAGCTTTAACTAAGTCTTTTCCTAGTGCTTTAGAATCAGAGCGTGTTATGTCGTAGACTGATGTAATACCAGCATCGTAACAATCTTGATATATTATTTCACCAATTTTTCTAGCACCAGCATCATAAGCTCTAGTCATTGAGCCACGTTTACTGATACCTTTGCGTATTAATTTCATTGGTATGTGTTGCATTTTGCTACCAATGTCTGTGTTTTTATTTAATTCTAATATTTTCTTGCCCATAACTAGATAAAAATCTTTAGGCATTTGCATTGGTATTAAACCGACTAGCTCACCAGCTTTCTCATCTAAAGACATTGCTGCTAAATGTTGCGTACCGTTGTTAACTCCGTCAATTGAGATTGGCATTGATGAATAGTATGGTTCGCCAGAGAGGGCGCTGCCAACTATCCCGCCTATTTCAAAACACAATGATAAAAATACCCATGGTTTTTCAGCTGACATCCAGTATTTTTGTGTGCCTTCAGGGTTTTCAGCTACGTTTAATATCATGTCAATATGTTCAATAGTCCAATTATGTTTGTCTAACACACCCATTTTGTCTACTGAGATGTCCACTAAGCCATCATTTTCAAGAGATGTTTTGTAATCTAACTCTAACCATTCTTGTAAAGGTAATTCAGTAATTTTGTACGTTTGGTTAAATGATGTAGCTGCATGTATAAATGTATATTCTGCACCTTTTTGATTGACAACTTTTTCTTCGGAAAACAAAAAGTGCCCACGTGCTAAATCATTTGATTGATAGCTGAAATATGGATCACGGTTATAAATACGACCACGATAATCTAAGTACATTGATTGATAAAAACTGTAACCTAACCAACCGGGACAATTATCAGTGCCGTTGATTGTATCCAAAATCGCCATATTTCTTGTGGCTTGTGACTGAATGCGAAGGCAGTATTGTTTGTCCGTCCACCGCCTATTTTCAAGGTTATATCTGTCTTGAATTTTATGTAATTTATTTTTTGTTTCTTCTATTTTCTTTAGGTTTTTCAGTTTGTTTATTCTGTTTGTTAGTCTTTCAATTTCTTTTTCTAGCTTGGGTACAGTGCTTGAGTTACCTAAATGTGGTTCAAATAAATCTTCGTCACGATACAATAACATTCCATGCAAATGTCTATTGATGTGTTCTCTTTTAATATCAATAGTGTCAAAATTTACTACTAAACCGTCACTATTTATTAATTCTATTTCTGTATTAATTAGTTGAGGGCGTAACTGTAAACTTACAGCAGCAACTTGCGGATTTATTTTCCATTTTACTTTTTCTAAGTGAGTGATGGATTCAAAAAATGCTTTATCATTATAAGACGCATCAATTTCTACATTTGATTTGACTAATCTTTCAGTTATACCGTTAGTTTTTCTTTGTCCTTTTATCCAAGGTTTATATGGGTACTTAGAAATTCCAATACGGTCTTGTGGGTCAATTGATATTTTTGTAAAGTTTTCTCCAATTTCTAAAACATATGGATTATAGTTGATTTTTTGTTTGATTTTATCTTGGTACACTTCTTCTACACGAAAAAACGGCTCACGAGTAAGGATAAGGTATCTATTATCAATTAATTGGTCTAAGATAAAGTCCCCTACCATTAAACAAAGATTGTCGCTAGAATCGAATCCTCCGACGTTTAGTATATTTAAAGTAGATGCAC